GATATGTTAAATATGGATATGTGTTTTAATGTAGCACATATAACTACACAACCTACTACTCCAACAGGAATGAATCCAGCTAACGATACTATTTATATGTGTATAGATCAAGAAGTTGAAGATATAAGAAACAATTTAAATGATATATTAAGTGAAAACACAAAATTAGTATAAATGTCATCACAAGCAGTAAGAAATAAAATAAATGCTGATATACGTAGAGTTATATCAGATGTTAAAAGAAAAGTAATATCAGAAGGAAAGAAAAAAGTAATGGAATTAAAAAATGAATTACTTAGTCCTGATACAATTATAAGAATATTGTCTGCAGATATAGATCAAACATCTTGTAGTGCAGCAGGTAGAAATAAAATGAAAGAAAAAGCAGAAGATTTATTATTACAATTAACAACTATAGAAGAAGTAATAGATAAATCTTTAAAAGTATTTAATGATTTAGAAAAAAAAATAGGAGCTATTTCAAGTAAAGCAGAAATTCCTGGTGTTCCTAATCCTATAGAAGGAATACAAGCAATAACTGATGCTATAAAACCACTAACAGATATATTACAATATGTTATAATGGCAGCACCCGCTATTATAGGATCTAATGTATCAATAGGAGGAGTTGGAGCTATTAGTGGAACTGCAGTTACTCAAACAAATAATAATGTAAATTTAGCTAAAGCAAAAATAGGAGAATTTACAAATTTATTTAGAGCTTTACCTAGAGTATTAGATAGGTATGTAACTATGGCAGATAAAGTATTTGATAATATTACTAAAATAAAAAATCAAATTCAAAGGATAAAAGATGAAATAGATAAATTAAAAGCTTTTATTAATTATATGGAACTTGACTTTATAAATAAATGTAATGAATTACAATTACCTGTAAATCCTCCAGTACCTGATCCTCCAGTATCTACTCCTATTCCTCCTCCTCTTACTTTAGAAGATATAATAAAAGAATCTGAAGAACTTTACAGTAGTTTATTAGAAAATTTAATTGCTAGAGGAGACACTAAAGCAATAAGAAGAGTATATAAGATAGGAGTTAATCTTCAAAGAATTAAAAACACAAGAATTACAATAATAGACATATAAGAAACAAATAAACTTTATATTTATAATAAACAAAACAAACAAACATGAAAGCAAAAACTTTTGAAAACCTAATTAGAAAAGTAGTTAGAGAAGAAATCGATTATGCATTACGCAGAGAAATCAAATCACTTAAAGAAGATTTACGTGATGAATTAAAACCAACAATTACAGAACAAACGGAAAGACAGGTTGAAATTCCAGAAACAACAAAACAATCATTAAGAAATCAAATTATGGGTAATGCATCTATAAAACAACAACCAAAACAAAGTTATGTAAAAGATACAGCATTAAATGATTTATTAAATGAAACAGCAGCAGGAGATACTAATACACACACAGCAATGGCCCCTAGTGTAATGGAAACAACAAATATGTCTGAATCAGTAGCAAATGCAGTAACAAAAGATTATAGTAGTTTAATGAAAGCAATAGAAAAGAAAAAAGGAAGATAACAAATGCCTATAATTCAGTCAGCAAGAAGAATAAATCCGTTAGATCTTAATAAAAATATTAAGATAGGGGTTGCTTTTCCTTTAGATGAAGAAAATATGTTCTCAGGGACTGAAACTGTTAAAGAACAAGTTAAATCTAATTTATTAAATCTTTTATTAACTTACCCAGGTGAAAGAATAAATTTACCTAAATATGGAGTAGGATTAAAAAATCTTTTATTTGAACAAAAAATAGATTTAGAAACTTTAAAATTAAAAATTCAAAATCAAATAGAAATTTATATATCAGAAATCAGCTTACAAAATATAAGAATAAATACAAGTAACAATATTTTATTAATTAATATAACATATATTTATTTATTAGATAATACTGAACAATCAGTACAATTAAATTATAATAACTCCCCTTACTAATGGCATATTCAAAAGTATCAAATAAAAATCAAGATAAAGATATAAAATATCTAAGTAAAGATTATAATTCTTTTAAGTCTCAATTAATAAATTTTACTCAAACATATTTTCCTGACAACTTTAATGATTTTAGTGAAGGTAACCCAGGAATGATGTTTTTAGAAATGGCAGCTTATGTAGGAGATGTTTTGTCTTTTTATACAGATACTCAATTAAGAGAATCGTTTTTATCTTTAGCTCAAGATAATAAAAATATATATAATTTAGCTTATTCTATGGGATATAAACCCAAAATAACTTCAGCAGCAAGTGTAAATTTAGAATTATCTCAATTAGTACCTTCAAAAGCTAACACTTATGAACCTGATTATGATTATGCTTTAGACATAAATAAAAATTCAACATTTGTTTCTTCTGAAGGTCCTACTTTTTATATAACTAAAGATGTAAGATTTGGTTTTTCATCAAGTTTTGATCCTACAAAAGTAAGTATATATCAATATGATAGCTCAAATAATCCTGAATACTATTTACTTAAAAAAACTTGCCCTGCAGTTTCTGGAGACACAAAAATAAGATCTTTTACAATAGGAGAACCAGAAAAATTTAAAACCTTAAATCTATTTGACTCAAATATAATTTCTATAGAATCAATTGTAGATTCAGATGGAAATCAATGGACAGAAGTACCATATATAGCTCAAGATACAACATTTGAAGAAGTACAAAATTTAGGAACTAATGATCCTACATTACAACATTATAATAATCAAACTCCTTATTTATTAAGAATAAAAAGAACATCAAAAAGATTTATAACTAGAGTAAAATCAGATAATAGTGTAGATATTCAATTTGGATCTGGTACTTCTGATAAATCAGATGAACAAATTATTCCTAATCCAGATAATATTGGCTTAGGAATTAAAGACGGAAGATCTAAATTAGATACAGCATATGATCCTTCAAACTTTTTATATACTAGAGCATATGGAGAGGCACCATCAAATACAACGCTAACAGTAACTTATTTAGTAGGGGGAGGATTAAAATCAAACGTAAATTCAAATACAATAACAGAAGTAGGAATATTAAATGTTACTAATAAACCTAATGTAAATGCTTCTATGATAAATTTTTCAAAATCATCATTAGTAGCTACAAATCCAGAACCAGCAAAAGGTGGGGGAGCAGGAGAATCTTTAGAAGAAATAAGAATGAATACAATAGCTCATTTTTCAGCCCAAAAAAGAACAGTTACAAAAGATGATTATTTAATTAGAACTTTATCTATGCCTCCACAATTAGGAAGAGTAGCTAAAGCTTTTATAACCCAAGATGACCAAACTTCACCTTTAACAACAGAACCTAATCGTATTCCTAATCCTTTAGCTTTAAATTTATATACTTTAGGATACAATTCAGAAAAAAAATTAACTAATTTAAATACAGCAACAAAAACAAATTTATCAACATATCTTGAACAATATAGAATGCTAACTGATGCTGTTAATATAAAAAATGCATTTGTAATTAATTTTCAAGTAGAATTTGAAATAACAACATTTAAAAGTTATAATAATCAACAAGTATTATTACAATGTATAACAGAATTACAAAATTATTTTCAAATAGATAAATGGCAAATAAATCAACCTATATCAATTTCAGAAGTACAAAATTTAATAGGAGCAGTAGATGGGGTACAAACAATAGAAAGTCTTACATTTAATAATATAAGTGGTATATCTCAAGGTTATTCTCAATATAAATATGGTTTTATAAAAGCAACAAGAAACGGTATGATTTTTCCTTCAATGGATCCTAGTATTTTTGAATTAAAATACCCTAATAAAGATATTAACGGACGTGTAACAACATATTAAAATGGCATATTATTTTATTTTTCCTGAAATAGACACAACAATATACAGTCATCCTGACAGAAAAACAATGAATACAGGAGCAGATGAACTTTTAGAATTAGTTAAAGAACCAGGATCTACTGATCAATCTCATCACCCTTCAAGAATTTTAATTAAATTTAAAAATGAAGAAATAACAAATACAATTTCTTTAATGGGAGATACTAATTTTACATCTTCATTATCCTCATCAGTTAATTTACAATTATCATTAGCAGAAGCAAGAAATATAGTATCAACACATATTATAAATGCTTATGCAATATCTCAATCATGGGATGAGGGAACAGGTAAATATTTAAATACACCAACAGCTTCTAATGGTGCATCTTGGATATATAGAGATAATTCAACAATAGAAACTAAATGGGAAACAGGATCCTTTACAACAGGAACTACAGGATCCATATCTAGTCCCTTAGTAGGGGGTATAGGAACTTTTATTATTGGAAGTACTTTTATAGTAGGATCTTCACCTACTGTATTAACACAAGGAGGAGGAACTTGGTACACAGGAAGTAATTTTTATGGTACTCAACAATTTTTAAAAGGAGACGATTTAGATACAAATATAAATGTAAAAGAAATAATCCATAAATTTAGTGCAAGTTTAAATGCTGGAAAAACATTTCCTGAAGGTATAGAAAACTATGGATTTCTAATAAAAACAATAGATAATGTAGAAACAAACGCTTCTAGTAGTTTTGGTGAATTGCAATATTTTTCTTCAGATACCCATACAATTTATCCTCCAAAATTATGTTTTAAGTGGGATGATAGTATACAAATATCAAACCAACAAAATATTGCAAAACAAAACGGAGAATTAAGTGTTTTATTATATGGAAATAAAAAAGAATATAACCAAAATGAAATAGTAAAATTTAAAATACATGTAAGAGATAAATATCCTACAAGAGAATTTTCAGAAACATCAAATTATTTAAATATAGGTTATTTTACAACAGGTTCTTTTTATAGTGTAAGAGATGCACACACAGAAAGAGAAATTATTCCTTTTGATAATACATTTACTAAATTAAGTTCTGATAGTGATGGTATGTATTTTAATTTACATATGAATGGTTTACAACCAGAACGTTATTATCGTATATTATTAAAACATATTAATAAGGATGGAACAGCAATTTATGATGATAAATATTTTTTTAAAATAGTAAGATAATGATTTATGGCATATGGTAATCAAAATACTCAAAATCAAAATTCACCAAAAACATCTACTTCTGAAAATTTAGGAACAGGAATAGATAATTTACCTAGTTCTTCTGTATTAAAAAACACTAATAAAGAATTTCCTTTATTAAAAAAAATAATCAGCAACCAAAAAGCTAAAGAACTAACAGAAGGTACTTTTAATGAAGTTATACTATCAGAAGAAAAATTTGATGATACTAAAATAAAAAAAATATATAATGATTTATTTTATCAAATTTCTAAAAAAGGAAAAAAATCTCATTATAATATAATAGAATTAAGTGAAGATTATTATGATCCTAGTGTAAATGAAAATTTAGAAGATGAAATAGAAGCTTTAGGAGAAGATTTATTAGAATTAAATAAAGACTTACTATCAGGATCTCTTATTACATTTGAACCTTCTCACCCTATTTTTGCAAATGGGACACTTATACAAGAAGGAGACACTACAGATAATGCTCCTATTGAACCTAATTCTGATATATGGTATATTCAACAAGGATTTAAAAGAAGATTAGGAAGAAATAGCCAAGGACATATAAATGGATATTGGAAAAGATTATTAAGACAAGTACAAGGGGAAGATGTTTATAATGCTGATGGATCATATAAATCTACAAAAAATAGTCCTTATTTTAGATTTCTTACTCCTGAAGATATAAATTCAATACCATCAGGAACAGATATAAATGATGGAGATGATTTAAATGATAAAGCAGTTATACCAATAGATGATTATTATATATATAGTGAAATAAAAATAAAATTATACTGTAAAGGAGTTGAAAAGTTTTATAGATTTTCTCCAGGAGAAATAGGTTATGATCCTGATCTTAGTGGTTATCCAAACACAGGAGGTTATTGGTATATAGATGATAATGCATATTGTAAAGTAAAAGCAGTAACAGATGAAGATCCATCACAAACCTTTTTACCAAAAGAAATATGGCATAATATTAGAGGAGGAACTTCAAAAACAATAACTATTTCAAGAGATGCTAAATTTTATGGTCATACTTTAAATGGAACAAGTGATCCTTTAGATTATGATTTTTATCATGAGACAGCAATGAAAGAATATGAAACAAGAGATGAATATGGATCTAATATGGATATTGCTAAACTTTTAAAATGGAAATATTGGGGAGAAGGAAAATTATTTCCTGCAATAATTAATGTAAAACCAGGAAGTAGATTAACTTATCGTTTAATTTCACCCGCTAATAATTCAGGTAATGTAGTAGATGGGGGAGGATCACACCAATTTAATGCAGTAATTGACTCAGCAGATGGAGTGCGTGTTCAAGGAGCTCCAAGTTGGCAAAAAAATATGTTTAATTCTTTTTATAATCGTATTTCAAATTATAATACACCCATGTTACATCGTAATTGTTATGGTCCTTTAGGTGAAAACGGGTGTTTTGGTGCATTAGGTCAATCAACAAAAACTCAAACACTATTATTAGATAAATATCAAAATTACTATAGAACTTCTGTAAAAAGGGAAAATTCTGGAGAATACTACAAAGTATATGGTCAACCTATCCTAAAAGTAAAGAATAAATATTCTGTTCTTTTAAGAAGTTCTAATCAATATACTTTTTTTTATAATATTGAAGAGGGAAACCAAATTGTTATTAATAATGAGAAATTAGATGAATATGTAGAAGGCTATAGAATTTACGATCCTAATCATAACTTTCGTTGGATGAATTATTTTGGAGAAGCACCACCTGATGAACACGTATATTATTATAGAGGAGATTCATCTCCATCACTAAGATCTTATATGAATAATCCTACACTTTATTATCCAGGATTAAAAGGAGAAAAACTAAATACAGTAAGTACAGATTGGGATAAAGGAGGTGAAATAAATTCAGAAGGTTATCAAAATTTAATAAATATGGTAGTAAATTTTATGAACGAAGTAAAAAAAGAACCTTGGGCCCAAAACCATATGATTCAAGATGCATTATTATATTTACATACTGAAGGTTCACTTATAAGTAATGACCAAAAAATATATTTAGGTGATAATCCTTTTAATTTAAGAGAAGCAGGAAGTAATAAAAAATTTAAATTTAAAGAAGCAGTAAAATATGAGTAATACACAATCAAATTTTCAAAAAAGAGTATACGAATCTAAACAAGCAAGAGATATTTTAGATGAAGAATTTATTGA